ACGTGCGCAAGCTCGCCGAGGACATCTTCAATTTCACGGCGCGGGGGTTCCTGATCCCCGTGGTGCTGGTCAATGGCAGCGTGGAGAAGACGGCGGACGCGAACGAGCGGCTTTTGACCTACGCGATCGACCCGCTGGCGGATCAGCTGCAGGAGGAGATCAACCGCAAGCGCTACGGCTTCGAGGAGTGGCGCGACCACCGCTCACATCTGCGGGTGGACACGTCCGCGATCCTGCACTTCGACCTGTTCGCGCAGGCGGCGAACATTGAAAAGCTCATCGGGAGCTGCTTCACCTACAACGAGATCCAGCGCGCCGTTGGCGGCGAGGAAATCAACGAGGAGTGGGCGAACACGCACTTCCTCACCAAGAACATCGGCCGCGTGACGGACGTGCTGAGCGCGGCGAACGGTGAGGACGCGGGGACGGCCGCGGAATCGTAGAAAGGAGAATGGAATGGACAAACACAAGTACAAGCCCATGTGGGAAATTCGGCAGGAGGCCGATCCCAACGTAAAGGAGCTGAACCTCTACATCTACGGCGACGTGGAGGCGGAGCGCGCCGTGGATGACGATAGCTGGTGGGGCTATCACTGGGAAGAAAGCGAAACCAGCGCCAACCACTTCCGCGAGGTGCTCGCGCAGTTCCCCGGCGTGACGCAGATCAACCTTTACATCAACAGCTACGGCGGGAGCGTGTTTGAGGGCACCGCCATCTACAACCAGCTGCGCCGGCACAGCGCACACAAGACGGTGTATGTGGACGGCTTCGCCTGCTCCATCGCCTCGGTGATCGCGATGGCGGGCGACGAGATCGTGATGCCGCGCAACACGCTGATGATGATCCACAACATGTGGCTGCGCGCCGTGGGCAACGCGGAGGAGCTTCGCAAGGCGGCGGACGACCTCGACGTCATCAACGCAGCGGGCCGGGCGGCGTACCTGCTCAAAGCGGGCGACAGGCTCGACGAGGAGCGGCTTGCAGAGATGATGGCGGCGGAAACGTGGCTGACGGCGGCGCAGTGCATCGAGCTGGGGCTTGCCGACCGCTTCGCCGACGAAGACGCCGACATGAGCGGCGCGGCGGAGGTGCTGCAAAAGGCCAATCTCAACCTCGAGCAGCGCATCGGAATCCAGAAATCGCTGGCGGCGCAGCTTCGGCAGATCGTGAACGCGCCCACGGCTCAAAATTCGAGCCGTCAGGCGGCCGAAACGCCCGCGGACGACTCGCACCCCGCCAAGCCCGCCCAGAGCGGCGCAGAGGCCGCGCAGGGCGGCGAGAACACCAAAAACGGCGTGATGACGCTGTTTAAAAACTTCAAATTCTGAAAGGAGTATCGAATCATGAGAAACAATGACTATGTCGACGACAAGATGAAGGAAGCCCAGCAGAGCATCGAGCAGCTCAAGCAGGAGCTGGAGCAGGCTGCCGCCGGTGACGACGCCAAGGTGGTCATCCTCGCCCAGCAGAAGCTCAACGAGGCGCAAATCAACCAGAAGGCCGAGGAGATCGCCCAGCGCCTGATGGCCGAGCAGCGCGCCTTTGACGTGGAGCAGGCCGACGAGCAGGCGCTCGTCGCGCGCGGCCTCCGCCAGCTGACGAGCGAGGAGAAGGCGTTCTATCAGAAGCTCATTGAGTGCGGCAAGTCTGCGAACCCGAAGCAGGCTCTCAACGACGCGAAGGTGACCTTCCCCATCACCACCATCGAGCGCGTTTTTGAGGATCTGCGCACCGACCATCCGCTGCTGCGCTACATCAACTTCATCTATACCGGCGCGGTGGTGAAGTTCGTGCTCAACACCAACGGCTACCAGAAGGCTGTGTGGGGCGAGCTGTGCGATGAGATCGTCAAGGAGGCCACGTCTGGCTTTGAGTTGGTCAACGCCGATCTCTACAAGCTCAGCGCATTCATCCCCGTGTGCAAGCAGGCGCTGAATCTCGGCCCGGCATGGCTCGACCGCTATGTGCGCGAGGTGCTGCGCGAGATGTACGTCAACGGGCTTGTGGACGGTATGCTCAACGGCACCGGCAAGAATGAACCCATCGGTATGCGCCGCCAGGTCGGCCCCGACGTCACCGTCACCGGCGGCGTGTATCCGCTCAAGGAGGCCATCACCGTCAATGAGCTCAACGTGCAGACGCTCGGCAACCTCCTCGGTCAGGTGGCGGTCGACGCGAACGGCAACACCCGCGCTGTGCGCGACGTGATCCTCGTCGTGAACCCGGCTGACCTCTATTCCAAGGTCGACCCGGCGCTGCTGTATCGCCGCTCCGACGGCACCTATACCCGCGAGCTGCCGTGGCCTATCGCCGTCATCGACGACCCCAATGTCCCCGTGGGCGAAGCGGTGTTCGGCCTCGCGCGCCGCTATGCCGCGTTGATGAGCTCCCCGGAGGATGAGGAGGGCTTCATCGACTACTCCGACCACTTCCAGTTCTTAAAGGACAACCGCGTGTACCTCGTCAAGGGCTTCGCTAACATGTTCCCCATGGACAACAACGCGTTCCTGCGCCTCGACATCTCCGGCCTGACGCCCGCGCCTACCAAGGTCGTGGTCGTGGACGAGCGTACGCCGTCCTCTGACGCGACGCTCGCGAGCCTGACGCTCGGCTCGCTTTCGCTCACGCCCGCGTTTGACGCCGACACCGACACCTACACCGCCGCGACGACCAACGCCAGCAACACCATCAAGGCCGTGCCCGCGGAGGCCTCCGCGACGATGGTCATTGAGCTCAACGACGTGGAGGTCGCCAACGGCTCCGCGCTCACGTGGGAGACCGGCGAGAACACGGTCACGGTCACCGTCACCGCGGAGGACGGCACCACCACGGAGACCTACACCGTCACCGTGACCAAGTCCTGAGACCATGGCGGGCTGCGGAACGCCTCCGGCTGCGCTGCTGCCCTACGTCAAGGCCCAGCTGGGCGTGACGTGGGACGACAAAGCAACCGATGAACGGTACACGCAGCTGATCGCGGACGCGATGGCGTACTTTGACGGCAAGCTCGGCAGCCCGGGGGACTACACGCCCCCGGCGCTGCGCGAGATGGTCAAGGAGTACGTGCGCTACGCCCGCGACGCCGCGCTGGACGTTTTTGAAACCAATTTCACGGCGCGGATCCTCGCGCTGCAAAACGAGAGGAAGGTGGCGGCCTATGCCGAGAGCCTGGAAAGCGCCGTATCGGCCGAATAACGCGGTCAGCCAGATGTTCAACGACGGGCTGGTGAGCCTCTACACCGTGACGGCGGACGGCGACGCCGCCGGATTGCGGCCGGAGGCGGCGGAGACGCTGGCCGTGACGCTGGGGTTTGCCGAGCGGCGCATGGGCTTGCAGCGCTACGCGGAGCTGACGCCGAAGTTTGACCGCGTGGAGCGGGTGGTGCGGGTGCCGAAGTGCCCGAAGGACGCCGCGCTCTTCGACGTGGCGGTCATCGGCTCTGCGCGCTACCGCGTGGCGCTGGCGCAGGAGGTGCCGGACGTGTACCCGCCCTGCCTCGATCTGACGCTTGCGCGGCTGCCGGGCACGGCGCAGGTCATCACCGTCTACAACATCCGGGAGGATCCGCTGACCTTCGCGCGCACGGTGAGCATCACCGTGGTCACGGGGGCGCTGCTCTCCGCGACGCAGGGAGCGGCAGCCGCCGCGGGACAGATGCGCGAGAGCGGCAGCATGACGCTGCAGCTCCCGGGCCGCGCGGAGGCCGAGGACGCGCTCACGGGTGCGCCGCGCGTGTGGGCAGGGCCGCGGGAGTACGCCAACGCGGACGACCGCAGCGGACTTTTTACCCTCGACCCGAACAAGGACTTTATCGTCAAGGGCCGCGTGGTGGAGCCCACGGCGACGCTCCAGAGCCTCGCGGCGGAGTACGACGGGGTCTACCGCGTGACGAAGTTCACGGCGGCGGGCGTCGGCGCTCCGGCGCTCTGGACGCTGGAAGCGGGAGGTGCGTGATGGCGTTTCGGGTAAAAATCAGGACGGCGCTGCACACGGACGTGTTTCGCTCGCTCGGGGATCTCTCCGGCGCGGAGCACGCGCTCGCCGTCCGGCTCGAGGAATACGCCACGCCGATGGCGCCGCGGCATTCCGGCGCGCTCGCCGCCTCCGCCCGCGTGGAGGAGAACGTGCTGAGCTACAACACGCGGCAGGCGCACATGGTGTACGTCGCCGAGCGCGGCGGGGAAAAACTCCACATCTCCCAGCGCATCAACCCGAACGCGCAGCCGTTCTGGGTGTACGGTGCCAAAAAGGACCACGCGGAGGAGCTGCGGGAGCTGGCGGTGCGCGAGATCAAGAAGGCTTTGGAGGACGGCGCATGAAGATCCAGGAGAACAAAAAGGCATTGACGCCGGTGAGCGCCGACGAGCAGGAGCAGATCGCCCGGACCGTGATCGGGTGGCTCAACGGCTCCGGCGCGGTGCCGGTGCGGGCAATCGCCTACGAAATACTGGACGAGGGCGTGAGCGGGATCGCCATGCACCTCGAGGGCGGTGCCTATAAGATCAGGGGGTATATCATCGGCGGCTATCAGGCGCAGCTGCGCTTTTCCCTGCACTACCGGATCCAGCCGGGAGACAGCGGGGACGCGCGGCTCAAGGCCGACGAGGCGCTGAATGCGCTCGCCGCCTGGGCCTGCGACGCGGCACACCTGCCGGCGCTCGGCGGCGGCTACCTCGCCACCAGAGTCGAAACCGAAGACCGCGCACGCGTCGTCGCCGCCTACGACAACGGCGACGAGGATCACCGCACCGCGCTGCGGCTCACCTACGAAAAATTTTAAGAAAGGACAATACCTACTATGGCAGATTTGACTTTTAACACCACGCCGGGCAGCACCGTCAAGCGCGAGCTGCTGATCGCCTACCTCAACACCGGCACGACCTCATCCCCGACGTGGTCGCCCATCGGCAAGCGCGTCGAGGACTCGAGCATGGAGACGGACTACGGCGCGGAGACCAAAAACGATATTCTCGGGCGGACTTACACCACGTTCCAGAAGCCGACGATCACCCAGACCTTCGAGCCGGGCGAGCTGGACGCCGACGACGCCGCGCAGGTGAAGATCTGGAACTTGGCGGTCAAGGATCAGGACTATCCGGCGCTCGCCAACCAGGACGTGCTGGTCGTCCACTTCTACGCCGGTACGAGCGCGACGCCGTTCGCGGAGCGCTACCAGAGCTGCGCCATCGCACCCTCGGCGCTCGGCGGCGCGGGCGGCGGCGCCGTGGGCATGCCGATCGACGTGACCTACGGCGGCGTGCGCACCACCGGCACGGCGTCCAGGAACGCCGAAACCGGCGTGGTCACGTTCACGCCGGACGCGGGGTAAGGAGGCGTAGATCATGGCTGAGCTGAAATTCGACTCCGGCGTGAAGGAGTACACGGTCAACGGCAAGAACGTCGTATCGTTCAACCCCACCGACGTGCACTTCGCCCGGAAGGTGTACCGCGTCTTTGAGCAGATGGACGAAAAGCAGGGCGAATACGACAGCGCCGCGAAGAACACGGACAACGTGGGTGCGTTCTTCGCCGTCTACGAGCGCATCGACACGGAGATCCGCGCGATGCTCGACGAGACGCTGGGCGAAGGCGTCAGCGACGCGGTGTTCGGCGCGACGAGCGTGATGGCGCTCTCCGGCGGGCTGCCGCTGTGGGCCAACCTGCTGCTCGCCATCATGGACGAAATGGACGAGTCGGTGAGCCGGGAGATCAAGCTCAGCGACGAGCGACTTGCCAAGTACACGAAGA